TTGTGATAATCAAACTAAAATACTTGAATGGGGAAGTGAAGAAATAGTATTACCCTATCGATCACCGATTGATAATAAAGTGCATCGATACTATCCAGACTTTTACATCAAAGTCAGAGAATCTAATGGTAAAATTAAAAGATATATTATCGAAATCAAACCCAAGAAACAGACAGTCGAACCAAAGATGAAAAAAAGAAAAACAAAGGGATATATTTACGAAGTATACGAATATGCAAAAAATCAGGCAAAGTGGAAGGCAGCAGAGGAGTTTTGTAAAGATCGAATGTGGGAGTTTAAAGTTTTAACAGAAGACGAACTAGGTATTAAGAAATGAACAGTTATCCCACCGATGATAAAGAAAATCGTGTAAGGTCGGTTGTAAATGGTCTGATTGGAACAGAAGAACCTGATGATATTATGATAGAATTAATGGATAATTTAAGCACAACAGTCACATCATCTCCAAGTGTTGGAAGATACTATGTATTTGTGTATAGTGCCAAAACTCCTAACATTCAATACGATTCAAATCCATTAGTCGCAGTCACTGATGTATTTGAATGGGGTTTTCGTGGTATCAATCTTCATGTGGGTCAATATCGTAATTACACATACAATGAACTGATTGGACAACTATATGAAGTTAACTCATATGAGTTATCTGATGTAAGAGAACTACCATTTGGAAAAATGCAGCTAAATAGTTAAAAAAATATATAAATGCCCAATTTTTACGAGGATTCTGCTTTACAAGCAAACGCAAATAAAATATTCGCAGAAGAGAAAAAATTTCCCTCCAGAGAGAGGGTGCTTAGAGCAGCCAAGTCTAATGAGAGGGGAAAAGTATCAAAAAATAGAAAATTTGGAGATTTTAGATATCCTGTTGCAAGAATTGAAAGTGATAGTGATTACCTTGAAATCAAAGTTCTTGAATATCAACCACCAGGATTTGAAGCAAGTGGTACTGGACAATCTCTTCGAGTACAAACAAGTTCAGAGTCAATAAAAAATAATGAAATTATATTAGGTCATATCTTTCTTCCAATTCCAGAAGCAATCACCGACTCAAATGGTGTGTCTTGGGGTGAGGATCGTTTGAATGGACTTGCCGCTACTGCTCTTGGAGTTTTTGGTGATGCAATGAGATCAAATACTGGTGGAGAAGCAATAAAAACACTAACCAGTGGGGCTGTAAATACAGCAGGTGGTTTATTGGGTGATGAAATGACGGCATCAGCGATTAATTCATCTCTCGCAGCTTCGGCGATCAATACCATTGTACCTAATGCAAATATACAAGGTACTGGTGTTTTTACTAGACAGACAGGAGCAGTATTAAATCCGAACATGGAATTATTATTTAATGGTGTTCAGTTAAGAAGTTTCAGTTTTAGTTTTGATTTTGCACCCAGAGATGAAAATGAAAGTATTGTAATTAAAAAAATCATTCGTGCCTTCAAAAAAAGTTTAAATGCAAAAAATGGTTCAACTGGTGAAAATAAAGGTAGTGGACTCTTTATAAAATCACCAGATGTATTTCAACTAACTTATAAAACAGGTGGAAAAAATCATCAATTTCTTCATAAATTTAAACCAATGGCACTGTTAAACATTGCAGTAAATTACACTGGTGCAGGAACGTATGCTACTTATGATAATACCGCACCCGTTCATACAAAAATTGATCTTACATTCCAAGAGTTGAATCCAATCTACTCTGAAGATTATGATACAGAAGAAGGTTTGGAGGGTACAGGATTCTAATGGGATATTTTAGAGAACTACCAAATTTACAATATCAATCACCATTCACATCTCGTGTATCAAGTGATAGTTATGTGACTGTGAAAAATTTATTCCGTCGAATGAAAATACGTGATGATTTACAAAATGTATTCACTATCTTCAATAAATTCACGATAAGTGATGGTGAGAGACCAGATACAGTTGCAAGGGATTTATATGGAAAATCTACACTTGACTGGGTTGTGTTAACAACTGCAGGAATAATCAATGTTCGTAATGAATGGCCTTTATCAAGTAAAGAATTATATGATTTTACGGTTGAAAAATATGGTCTCACAGAGATTAACAATGTTAGACATTATGAAACAAAAGAAATTAAAAATAGTCGTGGGGTGGTAATTTTACCATCAGGAAACATTGTCGATGCTGGTTTTAGTGTAAGTTACTATGATGAAAGAAACATAACAACAACACCATCAGACACAGTGAGAGGTGTAACTTATTATGAATATGAAGTTAAAGAGAATGAAAAGAAAAGAAATATATTTGTTCTTCGTGCAGAATATCTACAACAATTTTTAAATGACATAAGAAATGAGATGACCTATAAGAGATCATCTCAATATGTAAACGATAAGTTAATTAAAACAGAAAATACAAGAGTAACAATTTAATTACTCATCTGCAAGTTTCTGAAAATATGAAAGTGTATCATCATCATCTTCGTTTACAGATGATGGAGTTGTAGATACGGCAGCAGTAACTAACTCTTCGGCAGCACCACGATCAGTATCTTCTTCTTCGATTGAACTAGTTGGTCTTTTACTACCAAGCACATACTCTAGACGTTTTTTCAAGTCATCATATGATTTAAACTGGTCGGCTTCAACAAATTCTTTTAAAGAACTTTCTTTCTTCCAGACAGCTTCAAGTGCGTCATCATCATCAAGTAAAGGAGTAACAGCAGTAAATTCAGAACTATCATAGTTTCTATATCCTGCTACATTCTTTGCCTTCAACTTAAAGTTTGCCCCTTGCCAGAAATCGAATGGATCGATTGCTTCCTCATCCTCAAACTCAGGTTGCATTGCTGCAGTGAGTTTATCAAAGATTTTTTTCCCATACTTGTATAGAAATACTTTACCTTCGTTCTCAGGATTCGCAGGATCTTTCACAACATAGATGTTACTAATATAAGTTAACTTACGTTTCTGCTTACGAGCAGCATCTTTACCTGCGTCAGTTCCATTATTCCATAATTGAGAATTGTATTCTGATACAGGATCTTTTTGTCCAAGTGTGGTAAGAGAGTTCTCTATATACCATCCACCAGGACCTTGGAATGCATGACTATAAAGTTTTACAAATGGAAGATCTTCTCCATCTGGTGCTGGAAGAAATCGAATAACGGCATATCCGTTACCTGATTTATCTACTTCTAGTTTCCATAAACGGTCATCTCCTGATGCACCGTTGGTGTTTAATTTTTCAACTTCTTTAACTAATTTTGCGGTTAAAGAACCTAATTTTGATTGCTTTTTAAGATTAGCAAATGACATTTGGATACCTCGGATTAAATTGGATTTCGTTGGATGTTTAGATTATAACAGATTAATCATCTATTGTCAATTTTATCTTTAAGTTGTGAAATGGTTTTCTTCATTCCA